TCAAGCATCGTCAGGCCGTTGAGTATCGGCTGGACAAGCTGGAGCGTGATAGCGTGACCCGTGAAGAGTTCAGAGAATTTTGCCGGGAAATGCGCGAAAGCAATCGCGAGTTGGAACGGCTGATTAACAGCAAGCTAGACTTGATGTCAGGCAATATCATGTGGCTCATGCACGCACACAAAACAAGCAAGGAGGACGACTGATGCCGTTCTCGAAATCATCCGATACGCTCGACATCCAGTCCGTCCGTGGTGGTTGGGTGCTGCGTGAGGATTTATTCTACTGGCATGGCGAGTCGTCAACTGCGGTGATGGCTGAAGAGGACTTCATCAGCGACCTGGCATCCATACCAGGCATTGCGAATGTGATTGTCAGTAACGATGACTATCGCATCCGGCGGCCAGCAATCATTCACGACTGGCTCTACTGTTTTGTAGGGCACATGCACAGCTTTGAGTACAAAGGCGGACTGTATCCGTCGAAGATTATCAATCGTGCCCACGCTGACATGATCTTCAAGCACGCGCTTGAAGAAGAAGGCGTGGGCTGGATGAAACGAAATTTGATGTGGCTGGCGGTTCGGGCCGTTGGCTGGCGCTACTGGGGCAAGTAACAGGGGTGTTGAGTTTTGAGTTTACTTACTGTTGACGTGCCCACCGATCAGTGGGTTGATCTTTATACACTGGCCGGGGTTTCACATGGAACACAACTGTTTGTTGAAAACGTCGGCGTCAGCGATGTTCGCTTAACCACCCAGGCCGATCAACCTGCCGTCACGCACAGCACCTTTAACGTTATCCAGCGAGGCAACGGCCAGCGCCTGACTAACACGCAAGGCGACTCCGGGGTGTGGGCGTTTGCCGAAGGCACCAAGGGACGCCTAACGGTGATGGTCACCGGCACAGATAGCGGATTCACGCGAGACGTGAGTGTTGGCAACCTGCCGCTTGCTGCCAGCGATCCGGGTCGAGTCCAAGTGCAACCAGGCAAAAATGATCTTGGCTATGATGCTTGGGGCAGGCCAAAAGCGATTACCGATTTTTCCGTCTGGTATGGCATGTTCACGTTTGAAGTCCCATCCGAGATGTGGCTGGAGTTTTCAGACGGCACCGAGCTAACCAGCTTTGCCAATTTCACCAGCGTGGACGGGGCTTTGCTTTGCACCGGCACCGCAGGCGAAGTCCACACGCTGATATCAAAGCGCCATCCGCGTTACCAGCCAAACCGGGGGCATCTGTACTCAACGGCGATGTACCTTGACACTTACAATAACGGATCAACATACGAGTTCGGGCTGTTCAGCGATACGTCAGGCGTGTTCTTCCGCGTCAAGTCAGACGGCAAGTTGTATGGCGTCAGGCGCACACTGGTAAGCGGCGTTGTGACTGAGGCCGAGACGTTGCTCGACACAACAGGCATTGATCTGGCGAAGGGCAACGTGTTTGACATCCAATTCCAATGGCGAGGGGTTGGCGATTACCGGCTATTTATCAACCTGCAAGACGTTGGTGGCTTCAGCAATTTAGGGACGCTGGACGCTTTGAGCGTCTACAACCCGGCATTGCCCGTCACGTTCCAGATCACCGGCGCAGGTACGATGCGATGCGGTTGTGTTGACGTGACCAGTGAAGGTGGCAGTAAGCAAACGCGGATTCGGGGCTTCATTGGCTCACCCGAAACGGCATTGTCAGCGACAGAGTTGCCGGTGATCGCTTGGCAGATGCCGCGAGAACTCAGCTACAACGGCACGGACGTACTTAACACGCGCGATGTTGCTTTGCGTAGGATCACTGCGTTTGCTGATGATGCGACACTGATGCGCATTTACTACACGCGTACAGCATCAAAGTTTACCGGCACAACATGGACGGATTACGACAGCATTGGAACGGTGCAATACGCCGTCAACGGCGACATCACGGTGGACACGTTGGCGAGCGGGTTTATTGAGATTTCCGCTAGGCGCATCAGTGCAAACAGTTCGATTGAGATTGAAAATCCAGACCCAGAGTACGGTGATTACTATCTGGTCGGCGGTGATATAATACTGGTGACGCTTGAGGCGAAAAACAGCACAACGGGCGGCGCGGGCATTGAATGGGGCTCCGAAATTTAACCACGAGGTAAAACGACATGGCACAAGGCACGATCACGCTTTTTAATGAGTTCGCAGAGTCAATCGCAGATGGGCGCATTGACATGGACACGCACACGTTCAAAGCGGCGCTCACAACGCTATCCGTAACCGGCGGTATATCCGCGACCGACGCGGTTCCGACTTGGGGCGCAGGCGGCACCACTAATCTGGCCACGTCCGAAGTGTCCGCAGGCGGCGGTTATACGTCAGGCGGCATTGCGTTAAGTTCAGTAACCTGGACGCAATCCGGTGGCGTGGCCACGTTCGATGCCGCCAACATTAGTTGGACTTCAGCCGGGTCCGGTGATCCGACCACGATCAAATCACTGGTGATCTATTCCGACACGGCAACCAACAAAGATGCCATTGGCTTCATGGATATGACTGCCGATGCCGGCACCACCGCAATCTCGTTATTGTCCGGTGACATTTCGGTCAACTGGAATGCGTCGGGTATCTTTGCGCTGACGGTTAATGCGTAATGAGCCTGTTTCAACGACTGGTCGGCATTGACCAAAACAAAATCCCACTCCACCCGTTCCGAGCGGCGTTGTCTGATTACAGTCGTGGCTGGCTGGTTGACGTTGACATCATATCGGCGTTTAGTTTGTCAGATGCAGAATGGGACGAGACATTGAGCTTGTTATCTTACGCTGTCGCGTCTGGTGACCCAGCGCGTTATGTGGTGTGGCTGTTTGACCATTTCGCCATAGCAGAATACGGCACGCTGCCCGATGTTTACCGGAATGAACAAACATTCTGGGCGCGGGCAGCAAACACTTCTTGGATGCTAAATGGCTGACGTTAAGTTCCGCACCGTCCAGTTTGCGCTCGACTCGACGCTAACTGCTGGACAAACGCAGGATGTGACGATAAGCGGCTTCGGTACGCCAAAAGCCGCCATTTTCATCTTGTCTGATGTGACAGCTAATGACACGGTCACTGCGGATCAGACGTTTGCTATTGGCTTTACTGACGGTACGAGAGAAAACTGTTGCGCAATTAAAAGCACTGACGGGGTTACAAGTTCAGCGACTTTCAGACGATCAACGTCAGGCGCTTGCATACTTCCGGAAGCCAACAATCTCCAATTTTCGTTTAACAGTTGGATCACCGATGGCGTCAGGCTCAACGTAGACAATGACGCGCCAGCAGATTATCTGTGCACCTGCATCCTGATCGGCGGGGCAGATGTTGCCGGTGCATATGCCAATTTCCATAATGACTTGGGCACGTCAGCCGGCACAACAGCGATAACCGGCGTGGGCTTTGAACCTGACCTTGTGTTCATGACAGGGATCGGGAACACAACATCCACGGGAAGTTCAGACCACACCATCTTTTCGTTTGGTGCGGCCCATAATGGCACTGGGATTACTCAACGGTCGACTTTATTTAACAGCGTCACAGGTCAAGGTACTACATCAGGCACAGCCCGCTTGGGTAACGACTCCATTGCTGGTCAGGTGTTCAGCGGTTCGCTAACATGGCGCGGCGGTGTCACTGCGTTTGGCTCCGACGGCTTTTCAGTCACAACCAACAGCGGCGCAGGCGCTGACGTTGTTTTCTTCCTTGCGCTTCAGTTCACCAACAGCCCTGATGTTGCTCTATTCGACACGTCGATCCCTACTACCGGCAATTATGCAGAAACAACTCCAGGCTTCGAGCCTGATTTCGGGTTGATTTCTGGTCTTGTTGGGCCATCAAGCCGAAATTCCACCACATCCACGGGCGGGCTTTATACAAACTTTTTGACTGCTTTTGATTCAAGCAACATCTCGACGCACAACGCTAGCGATCAAGACGCAGTCGGCACGATGGTCAGCAAGTCGCTGACCAGCCAATCGTTGGGCATACTGAATTACGACGGCTCAACAACGGAAGTTGCATCGAGCGGCTATGCGTTTGACGCAGACGGCTGGGATTTTACGCTGACCACAAATCCGGCGAGCCAACCTGTTTTAGGTTGGGGTTTGGCAATCGGGCCTGCATCTGGCGGAGGTGGCGGCACTACCGTAGACGCCACAACCGCGTCCGTTTCAGCTACGCCGTTTGCGGCCACGGTTAACGCCAAGACAGCGATAACGGCAACGACCGCCAGCGCGTCCGTTTCGACGTTTGCGGCCAGTGTGGGCGTGGGCCTGACCATCGCCGCGGCAACCGCCAGCATGAGCCTGGCAGCAAGCCCTGCAACGGTCAACGACGCCACAACGATCACGACCACCCAAGCCACGGCGAACGTGAGCACGTTCCAAGCGAGCGTGTTGGCTGGGCAAACAATCAATGCCGACACAGCAGCGATCAGTACCAACACTTTTGACGCGACTGTTAACGACGCGCTTGCGATCACCGCTGAACAGGCTGCGATCAGCGCCAGCACTTTTGACGCAACCGTCAATGACGCACTTGCGATCACCGCTGAACAGGCTGCAGTCAGCGCCAGCCCGTTCGCCGCTTCGATCACGGTTGGCGCGGATGTAAGCATCAGCGCGACGCTGGCCGTCGGGTCCATTACCGCGCATCCGGCAACCGTCAACGATCAGACAACGATCACGGCAACGCTGGCAGCAGCCAGCTTGTCGCCGTTGCTGGCCGAGGTCAGTACCGGACTCAACATTACCGCTTCACAAGCCGGCGCATCCCTGACCGCTTATCCAGCTTCTGTAACGAGCACGCTGGTTATCCAGGGGACCTTGGCCAGCGTTTCGTTGTCGCCGTTCAGGGCAAGCGTGACAGAATCAGGCACGGTGGTGGTGACGACACCCGCTGCTCGGGTTTATACTATACCCGCACAAACGCGGGAGTTCACCGTCTCTATACGTCGCCGGGAGTTTATTGTTTATGGTTAACACAACCACGTTTTACAAATCCGACCCGAGCCGATTAGATTATGTGTTTAACCTGGCGAACTGGTTGACCGGCGACGATACAGTTTCAAGCTATGCGCTGACGGCGACGGGCGTGACCTTGGACGGCGACACCAGCGACGAATCACCGGCAGCGAGCTGGATGACGACGCGATTCAAATGTTCATCGCCACCGCCGATGCCGTGGTGGATTCCGTATCAGACGCCATTGCTTCAATCCCCTCCGCCACCGTAGACGTGGCGACCGGATATTTAGCTGCGCACTTCCTTGCGATCACTCCGGTGGGGGACGCATCTAAACAGGTTCGGCGTGAGACGCTGGGCGACAGATATTCGGTGGAGTATCTGACGCCATTCAACATGGGTGACGGTGTGCTCGCGACGCAATACGGCCAGACCGCCAATTTACTTTTGCGCGGCGCACTGACCGAAATGGATAAACGGCCGGTCAGTATGCACGTTTTAGGTGGGCTCTGATGTTACTGAACGGCATACAGAGGCACAGCGATTCATTGATTAAACGCATTGGCAAACAAGTGACTGTCAGAGAGTACGCTTTGAGCGGTCCATCCTACGACCCGACGCGCACCGCCGTGAACATACCGGCATGGGCGGCCCGGTTTGAATACGACCAACGGGAAACCTTTGACGGCTCAATCATCCAGCGCGATGACGTGCTTTACGTTATCGTCACGTCCGTGCCGCTGACGAAACAGCACAAGATTGTCGATGAAGGCAAAGAGTATCACATCGTCACACTGGAGACAGTGGCGACGGGTGAGAGCACGTATCAATACCGAGCGCAGTGTCGTTTATGAGTTTCTATCCGTTCACCGCCAAGATTGCCAAGTTTGTAGATCGGGCCACCACCAAGCTGACGCTGGGTGTTGAACTGTTTTATGTTGATTTCACGATGGCGATTACAGCACGTACGCCAGTCGGCGATCCGTCTTTGTGGGCGATGCCGGCAGACAAAGATTATGTGCCCGGCACCCTGGCAAACAGTTGGTTTACCACCGTGAACGCGCCTTACAGCGGTGGCACGCGCCAGCCGGATGCAAACGCCACTGAGTCATATCGTGACGCCGAGACGAAAGCGGCCAGCTTGCCGGGCAACGTGTTGTACTTTACGAACCCGACGCCCTACGCGCACAAGATAGAATTTGAGGGCCACTCTTGGCAGCAAGCTCCTAATGGTATGGTCAGGATTACGGTTGTTGAATTTGAGCAAAGATTGAGAAAGAGTATCCGTCGTGCTAAGTGAAATCAAATTTCAGGTCAATGTGTACACGCCAAAGGGCACCGGTCAACTGGCCGGGGTGCGGATTGCCGAGGAAATTTTAGCCGCTTTTCCGCGCAACACGTCTTTGTCAGGTGTGCGGATTGACACCGTTGGAAGCATCTCGCCGGCGTTTACGTCGGACGGGTGGTACGTTGTACCAGTGACTTTCCAATATCAAAACCTTGTAATTTAACGCTCCTGACGAGGAGCGGGCATTCCGCCCTAATTCGTGCACGAAAATGAGGAATTAAATTATGGCTGTAAGTAAAGTAGTGACCGCGGCTGGCGCCCAGTTGGGTATCTCCGCTGCCCTGCCCGCCGCACACACAATCGACGCTTTCACCGCGTTGTCATTCACTGATGTTGCAGAAGTGGTCGACTTGGGTGAGGCCGGTAAATCCTACAACCTGGTTGAACACTCGCCCCTGGGTGAGCGTGAAGTGTTGCGCCTGAAAGGTTCATACACGCAAGGCGAACGCACATTCTCGCTGGGTCGTGACATTACTGACGCCGGGCAGAAGCTGGTCCAGGATGCAAACGATTCAGATGACGAATACTCATTCCGAATCGTGCTGCAAAATGGCGATATTCTGTATTTCACGGCGATGGTGAACGGCTATTCCACTGCAATCGGCACCATTGACAGCATCATCAACGCCAACGGGACGCTGGTGGTTGTGAATGCCACTCTGCCCGTACTGAGCACCGGTGCAACGTCATCCAGTGTCAACTCCGGCGGTACTTATACCGCAGGCACGGCTGGCAGTTACACCGTTACGCAAGCCTCAACAACCGGGTCAGGAACCGGTATCGAGTTCGTTGTGACCACGGACGGGACCGCCGTAACGGATGTTTACATCTCTGATGCTGGTTCCGGCTATGCAGTGGGTGATACGGTCACGATCACTGCGCCGACCGGACACGCAGAAACCACGGCTGCCGTCATTGATATCGACTCTGTAGCCTGACCCTTTACGGACGGCTAGGTGATACCGAACGCGGGCTTCATCAACCCGTTGCCGTCCGTTCCTGACCTTGCTGATGAAAGGAAAACCAATATGTTAAAACTAGATAAATTCAGTGACACCACTGATTTAGTAATTACTCACCCGGTCACTGGGGCTGACCTTGAACACGACGACGGGCGTAAGCTGACAGTCACCGCGTACAGCACCGAATCACTGGCCTATCAGGACGCGCTTAACAAGCATTCCGAGCGCATGGCCAACGTGAACATTAAAAAGCTCAACACGTCAGAGAAACGCGAGTACACTATCAAACTGTTGGCGGATTGCATCGTGTCTTTCAACAACTTTGAAGATGTGGACCTGGGAGACGGCATTGTCGATCCGAATGACAAACTGTCCATACTCAGGGGCCACAAGTGGCTGCGTGAGCAGATTGATACACAAATCGGCGACTTGGGAAACTTCGTCGAGAAGCCCTCAAAGAGCAAGAAAAAAGGCTGACGGTTTACGTTCAGCAACTGGCGTGGTTAAGAGCCACGCCGAAAAAATCAAATCTGTCCCGAATGGAAGCGGGGCAGGATATGCATCTCCGGTCCAACGTCCACAACACGCTGAAGGCTCTTTTCAAATGACAAATGTTGCCTCACTCAAAATAACCGTCGATGCACGTGACATTGAGCGAGGCATCAACGCCCTTAAAAAGCTGGAAACCCAAGCGGCACGCACGGAGGCGAAGGTCAGCGACGTGCGCGGAAAGAAAAGCGCAACCCGCGCCACGATGGACCTTGACACCGCCACGTCAGAACTGACCCGTCAGCTAAACGGCCTGCCTCCTGCAACCAAGAAAGCGTCTGCCGGTGTGAACGGTTTAAGTGTCAGCTCACGTAAAGCAGCAACAGCCGCGAACACGCTTGACAAAAGTGCAAGCAAAGCAAAAGCCTCGGTCGCCGGGCTTGGTTCAGGGGCAAACAAGGCATCGACCGGTGTCAACAATTTGGGCGGTGCATCAAAAAGAACAAACTCACATTTGCGCAATACTGAAGCGCACGCACGCCGCGCATCTGCGTCCACCTATTTGATGGCCGATGCGTTCCGCGCTCTGCGCTATGCCGTGGCCGCGTACATATCCATTCAAGGTGTGCAGTATTTAGCATCGGTTGCGGATGAAGCCACCAACGCCAGGAACCGACTGCGGGCCGTAACCGGGTCCACAGAAGAATTAAACCACACGTTTGACGAACTTGGGCGCGTGTCCACCGAATCTCGTGTCAGCCTGGAAACATCCGCGAATCTGTATCAGCGGATGGTGATGGGGACCGAACATTTGGGCATTTCGCAATCCCGGCTCATTCGCCTGACCGAAACCATTAACAAGTCATTCAAAATATCTGGTGCGACCGCTGATGAAGCCTCCGGCTCGATCAGACAGTTAACCCAAGCATTTAACGCCAACATGCTCCGGGGTGAGGAACTTAACTCGATCAACGAGCAAGCGCCGGTCCTGATGAAAGCGATTGAGAAAGAAACCGGGCTGGCAGGCAAGGCGCTACGTGACTTTGCCGAGACAGGCGGCATAACCGCTGACATCATGGTCAAGGCGTTTGAAAGCATCGAGAAAGAAGTAGACCAGAAATTTGGGGCTACAACAAAAACGATTGAAGATCGGATTCTTGATATAAGACGCGAATTTGTCTTGTGGGCGGACGAGAGCGACAGCTTAAACGCCACCTTTGGTAATTTGGTGGACGGGTTGGATTTACTTGGCAAAGGTGTTCGGATGGCGGTGGACGCTATTGCACCTTTGATAAACAACGTATCGGACGGCATACGGCTGTTTGGCGACTGGGCCATATACATGGACCACACTTATGACATCATGGACACGCTTGAAGATGCCTTGCTGGGTGTATCCAAAGAAACAGAAGTACAAAGCAAACTGATTGAGCGGTTAAAACGCGGTTATGCAGAACTGAGCAGAATTGTTGAAGAATCTCTGGTTGACGAAAGCACCTATGAGGGCATGTTGATTAAGAGAAAAAATCTTCTGGAAGATATTGCAGACGTTCAGAAGAATGATAATTCCAGAAGTAATGCCCGGCGCTCCGAGTTCACGAAGTTAACAGCGGAACTTAACAAACTTGAAAAGGCGTTGGCAAAACAGCTTGACACGGAAATTGCGTTAGCCAATCAGGCTATGGTTAACGCAAAGATCAACGGGACAACCGCCGATGAACTGAAAAACCTGGAAGATGCTCTACGAGACTTACTTAAAGCGCGTGGCGATATTCTGGTCAGTTCCCAAGCCGTCACTAATATGTTTGAAACTGAAACTCGCGTGTTGACCGAGTACGATTCCCTTTTGGATAGGATTGCGGCAAAGGGACGGGGGCAAGAAATAATCGCCGGGCCGAACCAACGGATCAACGAAATAAAAGCCGAAACCGCTGCATACATAGAAGGCGGCAAAGCACTGGAGGAGTACCAGAAACAGTTAAAGATCGAAATGACCCTGCAAAAAGAAATCAAGAAGCTCCGGCAGGCTGATATTCTAGTAAACGAGGAAAAGATTGCCTCCTTACGCCGCGTAATTGCCGCCAACATCGACGCCAAGGCTGCCCGAGCGGAACTGAACGCACTGCTTGATGATGAAAACGCCAAGCTGGACGAAAACACTATCAAGAAGTTAGAAAACGAAAAAGCAGCAATGGCAAACGCTGAGGCGCTTATTCGCGAAGCCGAAGCGCGTCAACGTGCTGAAGATTGGCTTGATGGCGAAATAGCTAGAATGATGAAAGAAGCTGCGGACGCCCGCGCCAAAGCACAGCAAGATGAAATCGCAGATTACGAGGCGCACGTTCAAAAAATCGAGTCGATATACGGCAGCCTGTTTGACGCTCTGACACGTGATTTAGGCGCTTTCAGTTCGTCCGTGTCAAACATATTAAACAGTACGCTAAGCGGCACCCTCGCAGGGGGCGGGTTCACGGCTTCACTCCAAGGTGCTTTGTCTGCCGGAATGCCGGGTTTGATGGCTGCCGGTTTTACATCGGTGGTAGATAAATGGTCGGGCGGAAGTAACACAGACAAACGCCAGGCGCTTGATATGTTGATGCCAGGCCTGTTTCTCGGCACCATTGGAGAAACACTTGGCATCAACTTTGGTGGTCAGCCGTCAGACAAAACGCAAGCCATGCAGGCCAATCTTGCAACCGGCGGGTTCACAACGTCCGGGCTGACCGGCAAAAAGTTTTCAGAAGAGAACGAAGCCGCAGCGGCAGCGGGTGCGCGAGTTGCCGCAGCACTGGCGGGTGTGCTGGAAGATAAAATAGGCGGGCCGATTGCCGAGACGCTGGAGTTCATCGTGGGTAATCGCGAAGGCGTGCGGGCCAGGCTGAATGGGGAGTTAGTTGCAAGCGGTCGTAACTTTGGCGAAGTGTTGGCAGAACTTAACGACGAGCTTGCAAGTCTTGCCGGGATTGATCCAGCGCCCTATCGAGAAGTTGCGCGAGAGAACGAAACGCTGCTCGACACAATGGTTCGGCTCGAAGGTCAATTTAACTTCGTCAACAACGCCTTTGACTTGATCGGGCTGAATGCCGTCACAGCAGGCACAGAAGGCGAAATGTTTGCTGACAGCTTAATCAAAGCTGCCGGCGGTATGGAGCAACTGGCTTCGAATGTTGACTTTTATTACAAAAACTTTTTCACCGAAACCGAACAGCTTGAAAAGACCATTGACACTAACAAAGGGGCGATCAGCGAATTTAACAAGGAATTCGGTGCGCAAATTGGCGACACGGCAAGCCTGCGAGCCTACATTGAAGGGCTGGACGATACGAGCGATGCGTATGATGAAAACCTTGCCCGAGCGTTGGCGCTTGCTCCGGCTGTGCACAACCTAGCAACAGCACAAGCTGATCTGACGTCAATCAAGCAAACCGGCATGACGGTTGATGAGCAGATCGCAGAGAAAGAAAAACAGCGACAAGCTACAGCACAAGAAGCAGAACGACAAGCACAAGAAGCAGAACGGCAGGCAGCAAATGCGGCCAGCGAAAGATATAACCTGGAGACGCAACTGCTCCAGGTTGAGGGTAATACACAAGCATTGCGCGAACGACACCTTGCCACGCTTGATCCGACCAACCGGGCATTGCAGGAGCAGATATGGGCGACAGAAGACGCAGCGGACGCTGAAAATGCGTTGACTAAAGCGCGTGAAGAAGCGGACAGAGTTGCTGAAGCGCGTGCCAGAGAGTTGGAACAAGCCAATAAAGCCGCTGGTTCCACTTTAATGGCTGAAATAAACAGTGAAGCGTCGAAGGCAGTCAGCAATGTTACAGAGTCCGTGATTGACCCGCTTGAGTTGGTTGACGCACGTTTCACGATTCTTGAAAGCAGTATAAGCGCCAGAGAGGATGCGTTAAGAGAAACGTATGAGAAGCACGTTGAGAGTCTACGTGCAACCTTTGAATCGGACATAGAAGCAATAAACGCACATTACAACTCGCTATTAGATAACCTGCGCGACAACCTGGACTCAGTAAACGAAAAAGTAAGAGTATTAGCCGACATAAGCGGGATGCTGGCAAACGCAGTTGATGAAGTGGCCCGCCCCGTAACGCTACAAGACAGGCAGGCCGCGCAGGCAAGGTTGTTTTCATCGCTTGATATGATCCGCTCCGGGGCGGACATAAGTCGGTTTAATCTCAACGACGACGTGCGTACTATCACACAAGACAGCACAAAACTGTTTACAAACTTCGCTGACTTTGCTCTATCGCAAGCACGCAGCCGGGTAATCCTGGAGGGGCTAAAAGAAGAAGCGGACAGCCAACTATCAACGGCTGAAAAGCAATTAAACGCATTGAATACCAGTTTAGAATTGGCGGAATCACAGCACGAGGAAAACTTACAGTTAAGAACAGCTCAATTTGACGCTGCTTTAGCGCAAGCCGAAACACAACACACAGAGCAACTTGACGCCTTAAAGGCGATACTCACCCAAGCAGAAGAACAGATAAACGTACTGAAAGGCATTGAAACCAACACGACGGTCGAAACGGCAAAAGAAAAATTAGACGAGGCACTGAAAGCGGCGGACAGCCAAAAAGCTGAGGCTGGGGCCGTGGCAAATTTTGATGGCTCGTTTGCTGCCGACTTAAACAGCAAAGAAATGTTTAGGATAAACGAACTGATTAGAAAACGCGCCAGCATCAAACCCAAGTTTGAAACATTACCGACGCTCACTACAATGCCTGGGTTCGCCAGCGGGACAAACTCTACACCGCCAGGCGCATACGTAGTGGGCGAGAACGGCCCGGAAATTATGAACGTTCCGAACGCCTCAATAGACAGCAACAAAGACTTTTCAACGTTTCTGGCAGAGTTGCGAGAAGAAGTTAGGCGCGGTAATTTCGAAATGATAAAATACTTAAAACGGTCCTATGAAATAGCCGACAACTGGGACGTTAACGGCATCCCTGCGGAGCGAGCATGAAAACGGTAGTGCCTCTAAAAATAACTGATACTAATTTGGCCAGCACCAGCATATCAGAGCCGGACACGGCAAACGGAGACCCTGCGGTATGGTCCTCAGAGGTTACCTATGCCGCCGATGCCGAAGTTAGTTTGACTTCCACTCATCGAATTTATGTATCCGTACAGTCAAGCAACACCGGGAACGACCCTAGTACAGATGATGGGACTTGGTGGGTTGAGAAACAAGCGACTAATGCTTGGGCGATGTTTGACTCAAAAGTGAACACGCAAACCGTTCAAAGCACAAACAACAGTAACCTTGTATCTTTCCCTGAAGATTTCGACAATGCTGCGTGGACTAAAACGCGAACAACGGTCTCTGCAAACGTAGAAACGGCGCCTGACGGTACAGTGACAGCAGACAAAATCATTGCAACGAGCGGTGAGGTAAGCTCCAGCCGTTATGTGTACGATACCTATTCATTGTCCGCTGGGACAACTTACGTTATGTCAGTATTCGCAAAAGCTGGCGAATACAAATACATGCGAATAACCAACTTCGGCATAGCTGGAACATTTGTGACTGTTGATTTAATAGACGGCGACATCGTTACAACAGGCTCATTGGCAGATAGCGCAACAGTGTCCGATGTTGGTGGTGGTGGATGGTATCGAGTAGCACTTTTGTTTACTGCGCAAACGACCACAAACTACAACATTGGCTTTTATATCGGTATCTCTAGCGATCTCGACCCATTTGAAGGCGACGACAGCAGCGGTATTTACTTGTGGGGTGCACAGCTTGAAGAATACGTTTTAACTGACTATATGGGCAGTGGTTCCGGGAGGATAGACGTATCAATAACCCCTGGCGAAGTTATGAACAGCCTGGCGCTGTTAAATATGCAAGCAACAAAGGTTCATTGCCTTGTTATTGATCCAGATGAAGGGTTGGTTTATCAGGCCGTTAAAACGGGCGTGTCAAACAGCGGAATAACGGACTGGTACAGTTATTATTTCACGCCCATAGAAAGGGTGAACACAATCTCACTGTTGGATTTACCCGCCTATCCAGCGGCAACAATACGGCTGATTGCTTACGAGAACAGTGGGGAAGTCGCCGTAGGGTCATTAGTTATGGGCAATGCCTACGAAGTAGGCGTTTCCCTACACGGAACGTCAGTCGGAATCATAAATTACGACAGAAAAACCGTGGACGCTTTCGGAAACACCGTGGTTCAACCGATCAGCTTCTCAAAACGGGCGGATTTTGACGTACGTCTTTCCACGTCACGCACAGGGGCGGTGCAAACATTTTTAGCAAATTCCCGTAGCACCCCAGTTCTTTGGGTAGGTAGCGGAGAATACGAATCCACGATTGTCTATGGGTTTTTTAGAGATTTCTCTATAATCTTAAAAGACGCCGTATATTCAGACTGTAACATTCAGATAGAAGGGCTAATCTAATGCCGACATCCCCATCCACTATAACGTCTTTGCCTGACGCCCCTAGCCGGCGCGACGCGCCTAACACATTCATCGCAAAAGCAGACGCACACGTCGCCGCGCTTTCGACGTGGACGAGTCAAGTTAACTCGGTAGCAACGACCACGTACAACAACGCGGTGGAATCTGCAAGCAGCGCAAGCTCGGCATCCACATCGGCATCAACCGCAGTGTCGGCAGAAAGCGTCGCAATTGCTGCCGCTAACTTCAAAGGTGCCTGGTCCGGTTTGACAGGTGCGTTATCAGTGCCGGCATCTGTTTCGCACGATGGGGACTTTTGGATTCTGCTCAACAACCTGGCAAACGTAACAACCAGTGAGCCGGGTGTGAGTGCTGACTGGCAAGCATTCCGGCAGGTTCAGTCTGACTATCAAGAGTTCACAACGTCCGGGACATGGACTAAACCTGCCGGTGCAACGTGGGTTTATATCGAAGCTGTTGGTGGTGGTGCCGGTGGTGCAAACCGAACTGATGCAAACCCGTCTGGCGGTGGCGGCGGTGGTGGTTTTGCTGCCAAGCTCGTTCGAGCCAGTACACTCAGCGCAACAGAGACGGTGGTTGTCGGTGCCGGTGGTTCAGGCGCCGCGAACGGCGCAATAGCAAACGGCTCCGACGGTGGCGATACGTATTTCAAAAGTACATCTGTGTGCTGGGGCAACGGCGGCTATGGTGGCGGCCAGTCTGGTTCTGCTTTCGCATCGCTTGCCGGGTATGGTGGGTCTGGCGAAAAAGGCGGAGGGATAGGTGTTCAAGCAGTCGGCGGTTATTCTGCGACCGGCGGCAATTATGACGATTACCGCGCGGGGCTGTGTGTCATGGGCGGAGGTGGCGGTGGAGGTGCCGGTACAGGTACTAACGTAGGGTCTACATCTCTGTTCGGCGGTAACGGCGGCACCGGTGTCGCCACAGCATCAACGCCTGGGGGTAACGGCACAGCGCCGGGTGGCGGCGGAGGCGCTAGCACCCTCGACGGCGGTGGTGGTGA